CAGCTTTATATTTCATCGAATTCAACTGGTGGTCGCGCGCTTCAGCGTAATGCTACGGCCAATCTGTATGTCGTATTCAATGAGCCGGTTCGCCACCGCGGCGGCTCAGGCTTCATTCGTCTGCGTCTCGCAAATACCGTTGGTGGTAATACACTAATTGCGACTGCGAATGCAAGATCGACAACATCTCGCACAGACATTATCAATGCGAATAACACGCTGGTGTTCCGTTTTGTCCCTGCTGTTGCTGGTACATACAAGGTCAATGCTAACACACTAGCATTTGCTAGCGCATCTGGTGGTGCATTTACTGCAAACCTGATTAGCGCGGTTCTTAGTACGAATGGTGGCGAGTTGGCCAATACAGTTCTTACAGGTTCTGTATCAAATAACTTTGGTACATTTACGGTTCGCTCGGCCACAACTGGCGGCTAATAGGTAGGAGTAATAGAATGGCCGATAAAAAGGTAAGTCAGCTAACATCTTTGGGGGCTACGGCCTCCGAGGACCTGCTGCTTGTGATAGATGACCCGAATGGTGTACCGACATCGAAGAATGTTACAGTAAAGAACTTCTTCGGTGCGGTACCCTCTAATACTGTATTCAATTCTCGCGTTACCATAAGAGGTAACGCGACAATCACTTCTTCCAATACAATGGTCACATCCAATGTGAATATTACATCGAATGGGTTACTTAGAGTTAATAACTTTATTACTACACTTCGTTCGACGCCCGCTTCAAATAATGCTACGACTTCGGGATATAGAACAGGTCAAGCTTTCTTCACTAACACGCATCTTTATATCGCCGTGAATGCGACTACATTGAAAAGGGTACCTCTATCGACCTTCTAATAACATGAATATTATAGATGATAGCAATTTCGTATTGTATGCGGCCAAGCACTATGAGAATCCTGCCTGTATAGATGAGGCTGAATTCTACGAAGACCTTGGCCGCATACGAAATTTACAGAGACTAATGAGTCGGTATGTAAAGACTGGTGAGCTTAAAGATAGGTACATACTAAATCATCTCATAGCTCTCTATAATGTATTCGAGCGCGATGCTATGACAAAAATGCTGGTATTCAAAATGCGAGACCAGCTTCAATATCTAAAACCATTTCTAGTTCTTATGGGTTACTGGCCTGAGAGAATAGAAGGTATAGGTAAGAAAAATGAGACTATCATGGGATCCGATATCACAATGGATCCTCTTATAGTCATGGTGCTAAGGAGAATCTGATGGAAGAGGATGCACCAGCTAATGCAGTCGGTGGTGGTAATATAGCTGGCGTCGGTGTGGGTCCGCAGGGTGAACCTGGTCGGTCCCCGATGGCTATGCTTCGCCGCAAACGCGTTGGATTTAAGAAGTTTATAAAAGACAGTGATAAAGTTTATTACAAGGCACTCGGTAAATATGTACCTGCTGGTAAAAGCAGCTCATCTAAAGGCGGTAATGGTAACGGTAATGGTGAATAAAATATGTATGATTGGAATGATATATTAATAGTCGGTGATAGTTTTTGCGGTGATAGAGATAAAGATTACCACTGGCCAGTAATATTTTCTAGAAATATAACAGGTATACTTAAAATTAACCCTAGAGGTAAGGGGTTTGGTGGTGCCGCTTGGTGGAGCACCAGAAAAAATCTAATAAAAGAACTTTCTCTTATGCCTGCAAAGGTCTTAGTTATATGTCATACTGAGGCAAATAGAATACCAAGCGACTATGATTATAGTCTAAACTATTCAAATGCGCAGCATCAAAATTCAATAAAACCAAAAGACCCATTATTTCATGCTGCCGTTAAGTATTATACACATCTTTATTCTGAAGAATTTCATATATGGTCACAAAAAAGATGGTTTATTCAGCTTGATAATTATCTAAGTAAGATGAAAATAGAAAAAATAATACATTTACATTGTTTTCCGCCTAAAGATAGAAAACCTTATATTTTTCAAAATGGTGTTACAGTAGATAGATTTCTCTATGACTATTGGGGTCAAAATTCTTCGGATGATCCAAATCATATGTCAATAGAATTAAATTGGAAATTTGCTAACTATCTTACGGAAATCATTAATAATTATCAAGGGGATGGGGTGTGTATTCCTGGAATGACATATTAATAGTAGGTGATAGTTTTTGTGCTAAACGTTCAACATATGATCATTGGCCAAAATTATTATATTGTGAATTAACTAATGATGAATCGCGCGAACCTAGAGGTGAAGGTTATTCCGGTTGTGCGTGGTGGTCTGTAAGAAAAAGATTATTGGACGAACTTGAAATATGTATTCCAAAAATATTGATTATAATTCATACTGATCATACTAGACTGATAAATGGTCGTAATGCCGCAATTAATATAGGCGGAACATTTAATATTATTAAACACAGTAGACAGAAATTAAAACACCCAATGTATGAATTTTATGATGCCGCGGCAGAATATTACAAACATCTTTATTCAAAGAATTTTCATATTTGGGCACAAAAAAGATGGTTTGAAGAACTTGATGAAATTTTAGAAAAATATCAAATACAGAAAATAATACATCTGTTTATTAATCATGATAGTGATACATTTTATAGATTTAAAAATGGATTGACTATAAAAGATAAATTGGCAAGGTATCTAATTAAAAATTTCAATTCTATAGAATATGATAATCATATGACAAATGAACGTAATCAAAGTCTCGCATATTCTTTATATAATATTATTAATAATGAATATATTACCGATCAAGTATATGAAAAAATATTGATGGAGGGTGGTAATGATAATATTAAGGATTTTTAAATATCTCATTTACCAATGGAAAATCAATAGACGAATTAGAAAATTAAAAAAGCAAGACCCGTTTATTTACTAAATGATTCTTGGAATCAATGCGGATAATCATGACGCCAGTATGGCCTTGATTGATCAGGGTAAAATACTCTGGGCCGCGCACTCTGAACGATATTCCAGAATAAAAAATGATAGCACCCTCAATCGGCAGATGGTTGAGGAAATGCTTTCATATGGCACACCAAAGACCATAGTCTTTTCTGATAGACCGTTTCTTAAATCTACAAGAAAGATATTCTCAGGTGAGCGCCCGATACTTTCAAATTACAAAGACATTCTCGCATCTGTTGGCTTAAGCCACATTAAGCATGAGTATGTCGGTCATCATAAAAGTCATGCAGCCGCAGGATATTTTACTTCTAAGTTTGATGATGCATCCATACTTGTAGTAGATTCAATAGGCGAATGGTCAACGGTGTCGATATGGGAAGCAAATGGTAACAAACTAAAAAAGGTCATGGGTTGCTCATACCCAAATAGTATCGGTCTTTTCTATTCAGCAATGACACAATACGTTGGTCTGAAGCCTAATGAGGAAGAATATATTCTCATGGGTATGGCTGCATACGGTCGACCAATTCTTGTTGATAAGATGTTGAAAACATTTTTTGATGGTATGTACCCACCGTTTATCAAACTAAAGCATAATTTGCACAGAGGGTGTCTTTGGTGGGAAGCAGGTAAGACTGCCAATAATTTTGATATCGCAGCATCTGCACAATTCATAGTCGAGCATTATCTTACATGCACGGCTAGATGGATGAAATACAAACTTAAATCAGACAATCTGGTGTTTATGGGTGGTGTTGCACTAAACTGTGTAGCCAATAGTTTGCTTGCTAAGATATATCCAAATATTCATATAATGCCAAACCCGGGCGATTCTGGCAATTCAATAGGTGCTTGTGCTGCATTACTTGAACAAAAGCTAGAGTGGAATGGGCCATATCTCGGTACAGACATAGACAGAGAATTAGATATTGATACGATAGTCAAATGTTTGCAGCGAGGTGAAGTTATTGGTATAGCAAATGGTCGAGCAGAATTCGGGCCTAGGGCTTTAGGTAACAGAAGTCTGTTATGCGACCCACGCGGCGCAGACTCAAAACATAGAATGAATACAGTAAAAATGCGACAAGGCTTTAGGCCGTTTGCGCCAGCAATACTAGCTGAACACGCAAGAAAATATTTCAATATGAATAAACAAAGCCCTTATATGCAATTTGTATTCAAATGCAAAGATCAAAAAGCATTTCCTGGTATATGCCACGCAGATGGCACAAGTAGAGTTCAAACTGTTACTAGTCGTAATAATATGAAATTTAGAGAATTGCTAGAAGCTTGGTATTCTGCAACTGGCTGCCCGATGCTTCTAAACACAAGTCTAAACATCAGAGGTCAACCTCTTGAAAATTCTTGGGATAATGCTGTCGAATTTCAAGAGACATATTCGATAAAGGTTTTTTAATCTAGCCTTTGACAAACGGCCTAGTATTATATAATATAGGCCTATGCAACTTCATATCGACCACAAATACCTCAGCATGTTGTCGCTGAAACTTAGCCTCTTCAAGAGGAAGAGTGATCGGCTGTACAATTTTCGCTGTCCTTTTTGTGGCGACTCCGAGCATAGCCGAACCAAGGCGCGCGGCTATGTCTATCAGAACAAGGGTATTCTCGTATTCAAGTGTCACAATTGCAGTCATAGCACCAACATGTCAAAGCTTATTGAACATGTTGACCCTGCGCTGGCGCGCGAGTATCGACTTGAGGTATTCAAGGAGAATAATGGTGGTAACACTGGTCCAAAGTTTCTGATACCAAAGCCACAATTCAATGCGAAGCCAGAAGCTGAGCCTCGCCTTACTGATCTTGGTCTGGTACAGATATCCAGTCTACCAAATACCCATCGCGCCGTGCAATATCTTGACGGTAGAAAGATTCCTCATGTTAGGTTTGAGGATCTGTATTATGCAAAGGACATGAAGGTTTGTGAGGCGCTGAATAGTGGTTACAAGGATCGCCTAACATCAGATGAGCGAATTGTTATACCGTTTCGAAATCTAAACGGCGAGCTTACTGGTGTGACTGGTCGCGCTATGGGTAATAGCAAGATACGGTATGTCACAGTTCGCATCAATAACGAGCCTCTGGTCTATGGGCTAGATCGAGTTGATGTGAGCAAGACGGTTTATATTCTTGAAGGTCAGTTTGATTCGATGCTAGTGCCAAATTCAATTGCGCCTGGTGGTACAGATATGGTTCGTGGTCTGTCGTATATTCCGGGTGACAAGGCGGTTCTGGTATTTGATAATCAACCTCGCAATAAGCAGTTGGTTGATCAGATGCAGAAAATGATTAACAGAAATATTCCTATGGTTATTTGGCCATCTACTTGGAAATATAAAGATATCAATGAGTCAGTAGTGGATGGGGTGGACCCCTCGGAGGTGGTGACTCTGCTAAATACCTGCACCCACCAGGGGTTAGCTCTTAATCTAGCCCTTCGTGATTGGAAAAAATGCTAATGGAGGATATTATGGGTGGGCCGAAGGTCAGACTAATTTCTTATACTCAACCTGTGGATGAGATTAAGAACCAGGGTATCTCAGATGCTCTGGAGCTAGTAGCTTTTTGCGCTCGGGTATCCAACCCGAGTAATCAGTATAATAGCGAGAGTGCGGAGAAGCTGGTGCGATATCTTGTCAAGCATAAGCATTGGTCGCCTCTAGAGATGGTCGATGCTACGCTTGAAATTGAAACTACGCGAGATATTACGCATCAGATTATTCGGCATCGCTCATTCTCATTCCAAGAGTTTAGTCAGCGATATGCTGATCCGACTAAGGACATGCAGTTTGTAACACGCGAGGCTCGCCTGCAAGATAACAAGAATCGACAGAATAGTGTTGATGTCGATGATGTTCATTTGCAAAATGAATGGTATCGTGCGCAGCAGCGCGCTCTATTTGCTGCCGAGCGCGAATACAAGTGG